TTCCACTGCTATTGAAAAAGTTGGATTAGAGGGAGTTGTCCATATAGAAGAATCCCGTACTGGGGAAACTTATTTAGAAACTGTTGAAGGGTTACAGTTTGAAAGAGGTTATAAGTCTCCATATTTTGTTACTAATAATAGTAATATGACTGCCACATTAGACAACCCTCTAATCCTTATAGCAGACCAAAAAATAACTCAAGTAAAAGAATTATTACCTATATTAGAAGCCGTATCCGCTCAAGCTAAATCACTTTTAATTATTGCCGAAGATATAGATAATGAAGCTTTAGCTACTCTTATTGTTAATAAAATGAGAGGAACTATGAAGGTATGTGCTGTTAAAGCCCCAGATTTTGGTGATAGAAGAAAGTTAGTTTTAGAGGATATAGCTGTTACTACAGGTGGAGTTGTATTTGACAAACAAAAGGGAATGAAACTTGATAAATTTAGTTGGGAATGGTTTGGTGAAGCTAGAACAGCTACTGTAGAAAAAGAAAAAACTACTATAGTAGACGGTAAAGGGGAAACAGAATCCATAGAGGCACGTATAGAGGATTTACAAAAACAAATAGAAAAGGCTGAAACTCCTTTTGAAATAGAAAAATTACAAGAAAGATTAGCTAAATTCGTAGGTGGAGTAGCAATTATTCATGTAGGTGGAAATACTGAAACTGAAATGAAAGAAAAAAAGGATCGAGTAGATGATGCTTTACATGCTACTAAAGCTGCTATTGAAGAAGGTATAGTACCAGGTGGTGGAACAGCATTATTATATGCATCCTCAGGTTTAGAAGCTAAAACAATAGGGGAGGGTATTGTAAAATCAGCTTGTGCTAAACCATTTAGCCAAATTTTAGTTAATGCCGGCTGGGATAATGTTGACGGTAGAATTATGGCTGATAATTTAGTTAATTCTGGTAATGATTTATGGACAGGATTTGATATTAAGACTACCAAAAAAGTCAATATGAAAAAAGCAGGTATTATTGATCCAACTAAAGTAGCTAGAACTGCATTAGAAAATGCAGCATCAGTTGCTGGTACAGTTTTATTAACTGAATGTACAGTAGTAGATGAACCTAGTGAGGATACAAGTAGTCAACCACAAATAGATCCATCAATGATGGGGATGATGTAAAAATAATTCGTATATTATGGCTACAAAAATTGAAGAAAAAAACATATTAATTGCTAGAAGAGTTCCTCCGGGTGATAAATGGAGATTAGTTGCTAATGAACCAGACGGTCCTGTACATAAAACTTTAACTGATACTTTAGAAGCATATATGGTTAAAACGGGATTTAAGGGAAGTTACAGATTAGAACCACTAAAAAGTAATTTATATGCTATAGATTCAAAAGAAACAGAAGTAAAACCTGAACCGGTTAAAAAATATTCAATATATGGAGAATATGGATCATAGTTTATTAGTAGAAAAATACAGACCTAATAAACTAGAAAATTATGTTGGCAATGAAAATATTAAAAAATCCATTTCTAAATATCTAGATCAAAATGATATTCAAAATTTAATATTCTATGGTCCAGCAGGCACAGGAAAAACTACCCTAGCTAAATTAATAGTTACTAATTTAGATTGTGATCACCTTTATATTAATGCTTCAGATGAACGTGGTATTGAAACTATTAGGGATAAGGTATCTAGTTTTGCTAGTGTAGCTTCTTTTAAACCTATTAAGGTAGTAATTTTAGATGAAGCAGATTTTCTTACTATTCAGGCACAGGCTTCCCTAAGAAATATAATAGAAACGTTTTCACGTACTACTAGATTTATTATGACTTGTAATTTTGTAGAACGTATTATAGATCCATTACAATCTAGATGCCAAGTACTTAAAATTGTACCTCCAACTAAAAAAGATGTTGCCAAACATTTACATTGGATTTGTAATGAAGAATCAATTACACATAAAATAAATGATTTAGTACCTTTAGTAAATCAATATTATCCTGATTTACGTAAATGTATTAATACCATACAATTATCCACACAAGATAATATATTAAAATTAGATAAATCAATACTAGTATCATCTAATTATATAGATAAAGTTATTGCTGAATTAGCTAAAGGTAATAAAGTATCATCCTTTAATACTATACGTCAAATTATAGCAGATGCTAATGTAGATGATTTTGACGAATTATTTAGAGCACTTTATGATCGTTTACCTGAATATTATAAGGATAAAGAGGGTACAGCTACAGTAGCAATAAATGAAGCCCAATATAAAGCAAATTTCCGTATTGACAAGGAAATAAATATAATGTCATTAATTCACACTTTATTAAAATTTAAATAACATGCAACAACAACCACAAGCAGGACCCCCTATTGATCTTAAAAATACATCTGAACTTAAAAATTTTGATGGTGGAGTATTATTTAAGCAGGGAGTAGTCCTAAGAACAGTATCTAAATTTGTAATGGGTACAGAAGAGGATGCTTTATTACCTATACCAGTTTTTTATGATCCTACATCTGGTAAAATATTAAAAGCATCCGTACCCAAAGATCTTAGAGAAGAGTTAGAAGAATATATAATGGATAATTAATTGAAAAATATTTTTGATTGGTTAAAGGCAATAAATACTACTAAACCTCCCGTTGAATTATTTACTGATAAGGACTGGGAGGTTTGGAATAGTTATATGATTCACAGATTTTTATCCATGAATAAAGATTTTATTGAAATAGTTAACTATGTACAAAATTATCCTCCTCAAGAAAAAAAAGCCATATATAGTATTTATAGGGAATTTATACCTAAAAATAATAAATGGAATAAATATATTAAATCTAAAATTAAACAACCTAATAAAGATTTAGTTTCTTATATTAAAACTTATTTTGAATGTTCAAGTAAAGAAGCAAAAGAATATATTTATTTATTAGAAAAACAAACTATTAGTAGTATATTATCTACTATGGGAATAGAAAAAAAAGAAATAACTAAATTAACTAAATTATGAATATACAAGTTTATAAATTTTTAAAATCAGAGGCTGAAGCGGATAAAAATAAGGCTTTAGCTAGTATTGAACTACTAACTAACTACCCTGCAGGTATAGGTGATCATTCTACTAAGGACTATTGGGATAATTGTACTGAAGCTCTTAAATTACTTGCATCAGCAGATGAAAGATTAGAGACGTTAGAAAAATATTTTAATACTAAAGAACAAGTAAATGGGTGATTCTATTAGTAAGTATTATGAAATAGCTTCCAAAATGAATACCAAAAAAATTCAGGAGTTTGCCGAGGATGAAATTAATCAAACGGTTACTCTTTTTGAAGAGGAATATCCTGAATTAGCTGAGGAATACCAAAATATTCAAGAGGAAATGTATGAAATGTTTGCTCGCAAACATATGGATTATGGTTTAAATAATATTGCTCTTGGGGGTAATTTAGGTAACCAGGAAGATAAAAAATTTTCATTAACAGGTCTTTGCATTAGACTTACTGATAAAATTTCTAGATTAAAAAATCTTCTCCTTAATGGTAAAAATTATGTAAAGGGAGAAAGTATGGAAGACACGTTTATTGATATAGCTAATTATGGTATAATTAGTTTATTAGTGGGACGTGATAAATGGAAAAAGTAGTTGGCTAAAAAAATTCCTAATATCGTAAAGGAGATTAAAAATAATCCTCCACCCCCTATTAACTTTGCATACCAAAAAAATGTATCATATTCCCAAATGTCTATTTTTAGGAGTTGCGCTTATAGGTGGAAGTTACAATATAAGGATAAAATAAAAAGATTTAATTCCTCTATTCATACTGTTTTTGGAACCGCAATTCACGAATGTATGCAACATTATTTAGATGTAGCTTATGAAAAATCATTTTCTGCCGCTGATAAGGAAATAGATATAGAAGATTATTTTAAAAGTAACTTTTTAGCTGAATATCAATCTCAATATAAAACTAATAATAATGAACATTTTTCTTCTGCTGAAGAAATGAGAGAGTTTTATGAAGATGGTATAGGTATTTTAAACTGGTTTAAGAAAAAACGTAGTAGATATTTTAGTAAAAGAGGTACTTTTCTAGTAGGTTGTGAAATACCCATTACTATTGCACCTAATAAAATGTATAATAACGTGTTATATACAGGATATTTAGATGTTGTGTTATATAATGAAAAATTAGATAAATTTAAAATCATTGACATTAAAACCAGTACTAAGGGATGGAGTCAATATGATAAAAAAAATGAAGATAAACATTTTCAACTTATATTATACAAAAAATTCTTTTCAGAACAGTATGGGATTCCTCTAGATAAAATAGATATTGAATTTTTTATTGTTAAAAGAAAAGTATTAGATTGGGATGATGATAATATAAAATCTCCCCATCAGGCCTATAGGGTTCAAACTTTTATACCTCCTAGTGGTAAAATAAAAATAGGTAGGGCTACTAACGCTATTAATGATTTTATTACTGAATGTTTTAGTTTTAGTGGAAATATTAAAGAATTAAATTATCCTAAGTCACCTTCCAAATGGAATTGTACTTTTTGTCCTTATGGAGAAGATAAAGAATTATGTGGAGCAAAGGCGCATTTTGAGTAGATAATGATATATGTATAATAAATGTTTTAAATAATAAAGATTATGACAAGTAAAAAACCAATGACACTAACTAGTGTCAAAGTCAAAAGTGATTTATTCGAGGATTTTAAAATTGAATGTGTAAAACGTAAATTTTCTTTTCAAAAACTTGCTGATAGGGCTTTGTTTTTGTACCTTACTAATGAAGATTTTCGTAAACAAATTACCAATCAAATTAATCTAGATTTATAAATCCATGAATAAAGACTTTAAGTATATCCCTAAGGATAAAAGAAAAAAAATACTCTTAATAAGTGATGATGTTAGAGTACATTCTGGTGTTGCTACTGTAGCTAAAGAAATAGTAATACATACGGCCCATCATTATAATTGGGTTCAAATAGCGGGTTCTATAAATCACCCCGAAAAAGGAAAAAGATTAGATTTAAGCCAAAGTACTAATGAGGAGGTTAAAATAGATGATTCATCTGTAATTTTATATCCAGTAGATGGATACGGTGATCCCCAATTATTAAGAAATATTTTAAGAGCCGAAAACCCAGATGCTTTATTCTTAATAACTGATCCCAGATATTTTATGCACATTTGGGGTATGGAACAGGAAATTAGAAAAAGTATTCCCATAGCCTATTTAAATATATGGGATGATTATCCGGCTCCAATGTATAATAGACCTTATTATGAAGCTTGTGATTTATTAATGGGCATTTCTAAACAAACTGTAAATATTAATAAATTAGTACTAAAGGGACATGAAGGTAAAAGATTATTTAGGTACATACCTCATGGTAAAGATACTACTCATTTTTATCCAATAGATGATACTGATTTAGATTATATTAATTTTAAAAATTCTTTATTTAAAGGTAAAAAACCAAGTTTTGTATTATATTTTAATTCTAGAAACATTCGTAGAAAACAGATTCCAGATTCTTTAATAGCCTTTAGAGGATTTCTAGATTCATTACCTGAGGATAAAGCTAAAGATTGTTACATGTTACTTAAAACTGAAAAAGTAACAGATGCTGGAACTGATTTACCTAAAGTTAAGGAATATCTTTTTGATGAAAAATATAAAAATAATGTAGCTTTTATAGATTCCAGGCTTACAGAGCAACAATTAAATTGGTTATACAATTTAGCGGATGTACATATTTTATTAACATCTAATGAAGGTTGGGGGTTAGCTAATACTGAGGCAATGCTAGCCGGTACCCCTATTATTGCTAATGTTACAGGTGGAATGCAAGATCAAATGAGATTTGTAGATAATAATAAAAAATGGTTTACACCTGATTCTAACATACCGTCCAATCATAGAGGTACTTTTAAGAAACATGGTGAATGGGCATTTCCAGTTTACCCTACTTCTAGATCCATACAGGGTTCTCCTCCTACACCTTACATTTATGATGATAGATGTAGATGGGAAGATGCTATGGAAAGAATTAAGGAATGCTATCAATTAGGAAGAAAGGAACTTAAACGAAGGGGATTAAAAGGTAGAGAATGGGCTTTAAGTGATGAGGCTGGATTTACATCTAAACATCAAGCTAAACGAGTTATGGAAGCTATGAATACTTTATTTAAAATATGGAAACCTAGAGAAAAGTATGAATTAATTAATGCTAACGAATATAAAGGTAAATTTTTAAATCATAAAATAATATATTAATGAGTAAACCACGTTTTGTAATAAGTTGTCCTTTTGATACATACTCAGGTTATGGGGCACGTAGTCGTGATATAGTTAAGGCTATTATAGAATTAGACAAGTATGAAGTCCAGCTTTTACCTCAAAGATGGGGTGAAACTGCTTGGAATTTTTGTTTGGATCATCCCGAGTGGGAATTTTTATTAAAATATACAGTTCCTAAAAATTGGCAACAAACACAACCTGATATTTGGGCTCAAATAACTATACCTAATGAATTTCAACCTTTAGGTAAATATAATATAGGTCTAACAGCAGGTATTGAATCTACGGCCTGTAAAGCAGAATGGATTCAGGGCCTGAATAGAATGAATATAAATTGGGTTTCTTCTACTTTTGCTAAAAATACTTTTGAGGCTATGACTTATGAAAAAAAAGATAGTAGAACTAATCAGGTAGTTGAACAAATTAAATTAGTTAAACCTGTAGAAGTTATTTTTGAAGGTGTAGATATAACTACCTATAAACCTTTAAAATCTTCTAAAATAAAAAACATAGATCTATCTACTATAAAAGAAGATTTTTGTTATCTTTTTGTTGGTCATTGGATGAATGGTGCCTTTGGTCATGATAGAAAAAATGTAGGTATGTTAGTAAAATGTTTTTATGAAGCTTTTAAAAATAAAATGGGTAAAAGACCTGCCCTTATATTAAAGGCATCCACAGGAGCTGCTACTTATTTAAGTAGGGATACTATTTTAGATAGAATTAAAAGTATAAAGGACAGTTATGGAGAGGCTAAATTACCTAATATTTATGTTTTATCGGGAGAATTTGATGATGATGGAATGAATGAGTTATATAATCACCCCAAAATTAAAGCTATGGTTTCTTTTACTAAAGGAGAAGGATTTGGTAGACCACTTCTGGAGTTCTCAACCACGGGAAAACCTATTATTGCTTCTGGTTGGTCTGGTCATATAGATTTCTTAAATCCTGAACATAGTGTTTTGCTTCCAGGTGAGTTAGAAAATATTCATCCCTCTGCTGCTAATGATTGGCTAATAAAGGAAGGTCAATGGTTTAAAGTAAGTCCAACTCATGCAGTTTCTTCATTAAAGGAAGTATTTAAACGTTATAAACAATATCATCAAAGATCTAAAAAACAAAGATATCATGTTATTAAAAAATATAGCTGGGAAAAAATGAAAGAATTAGTAGATATAAAATTAGATACTAATTTACCTCAATTTGCTAAACAGGTAGAATTAAAAATACCTACATTAAATATTCCTAAATTAAATAAAGTAAAATAATGATTAATGCAGATACTATTATAGATTGTCCTAAATCAGGTGGGGATCTTTGTTATAAAATGGAAATTAATAAGGATATAACTAACTATCTTAGTTTATCCTGTGGTTTTTGGACTAATACCTTAATGAAAGAAAATTCCGATTTTCTAGAGGAACAATTTTCCACTTTACCTGAACTATATAAAGATTTAGCTTGGACGGACCCCAAAACTAAATTAGTTTGGATCCCTAATACTATCAACATTGAAGATAAGGGTATGATTTTTGCTCAGGGAGCTAATTTAGAAGAATGGAGTTGGGGAGCTGTAAAAGCTATTTTACTAGAAAAAAATGAGGAAGCTAAAGTAGAAGGACAAACTCATAAAATGGATATGTCCACTTTAAAATCATTTACTGAACGGGATTATATAGAAGCTTTATCCTATATAGGGATTTTACCAGAATAATATGAAAATACTAGTTACGGGAGCTGCCGGTTTTATAGGTACTAATTTAATAAAAAAATTAGTAGAAGAAGGGCATGAAGTTCATGGTTTAGATAATTTTTCTACTGGTTATCGTAAAAACATAGTTAAAGATATACCTTATATTGAACAAGATGTTAGCGATCTAAAATATTGGACAGCAGATAAGGATTATAAACAATTATATGAGGGATTAGGCAATCCAAGATTAAGTAATGATTACAATTTAATTTACCATTTAGCTGGATTATCTAGAATTCAACCATCGTTTAATAACCCAGATGAAACATTTAAAGTTAATACTATTGGTACTCAAAAAGTTTGCGAATATGCTAGAATAATAGGGGCTAAAGTTGTTTATGCTGGTTCATCTTCTAAATGGCATAATCCTTACCAATCACCTTATTCTACTTGTAAATATTTAGGTGAGGAAATTTGCAAAATGTATAAACTTACTTATAAAATGGATATAGAAATAGCCCGTTTTTATAATGTCTATGGACCCTATGAAGTTATAGATGGTGATTGGGCCGCTGTAATAGGTATCTGGAGAAGGCAAGTAAGAGATAACCAACCTATTACTATAGTAGGAGATGGTGAACAAAGAAGAGATTTTACACATGTTGATGATATAGTAGATGGACTAATTAAAATAGGTAATAGTAATATAAAACAGGATGATGCCTGGGAACTAGGTACTGGTAATAATCATTCAATTAATGAAGTTTATCAGATGTTTAAAAGCAAATTCAATGTAGATTGTATTTATATACCTGAACAAAAAGGAAATTATCGAATCACCTTAAGAGAAAAAGATAATGCCCTAGATTTATTAGGATGGAATCCCAAAGATAGATTAAAAGAATATATATTAGGTTTATGAAAATAAGTTATGCTATAACAGTATGTAATGAGTTACAAGAAATAACTAAGTTATTAAATTTCCTTATTAAAAAAAGAAGAAAGGAAGATGAGATAGTTATTCTATTTGATAAAAAAGCTGGTACTCCAGAAGTTTGGTCATTATTATCTGAACTAAGAGGAGAAGAAAATATTTTATATTATTCTGCTACTTTCAAAAACCATTTTGCTAACTGGAAAAATAAATTAACTTCTTATTGTTCTGGTGATTACATATTTCAAATAGATGCAGATGAATGCCCTCACGAAAGTTTAATTTCACAACTCCCAGTTATATTAGAAGCTAATCCTGAAAATGAAGTTTATTTAGTTCCTAGAATTAATACAGTAAAAGGGCTTACTGAGTCACATATCCAAAAATGGGGTTGGAGAGTAGATGAAAAGGGATGGGTTAACTATCCAGATTATCAATGGAGGGTTTGGAAAAATAAACCCCAAATTAAATGGAAGAATAAAGTTCATGAAGTTTTAAATGGTTTTAAAACATATGCTGCTTTACCTGCTATGGAGGGATTATCTTTATATCATCCCAAGGATATAGATAGACAAGAAAAACAAAATTCATATTATAATACATTATGAATATAACTTTTCTTACAGAAATGGGTTTTGAAGGGAAGGTTCCTGTTAACCATCCTAATATGAGAACTGAGTTTGCATGGATGTATGCTTTAGATGCTGTACATAGTAATCTTTTTAATTACAAAAATGTTAAAAACCAAGATCATGTTTTTATTATATTCCCTAAGGGAGAAACTTTTCTAAATGCTGTTGGAGTTAAATTAGTAGATAAATCTAACCCTATTTCTAATTTACTAACTATGGATTTTATTAGTGAATTAAAAAATAATAATTCTAAGGTTCATTATATCCAGGAAGGACCTTCTTGGTTTTTTAATGATTATGAAATCCCTGATCAGTTTAATTTTTATAACTTATTATCTAAATGTGATAGTATTTTTGCTCATAATGAACATGATGTTAAGTTCTATAAAGGATTATTTCCTAATAAAGAAATAAATATTATTAGAACTCTTTTAATAGAGGAACTTATATCACATATAAAACCTATTACAGAAGAAAAAGTAATTATAGGTGGTAATTTTGCTAAATGGTATGGAGGGTTTCAAAGTTATGTAGTATCTAATATTTTTGAAGTAGATAAATGGACTCAGGATTCACATGCAAAAAGAATAAATGAAGATAATATACCTGATTTAAACCATTTACAACGACTTTCATGGGCTGGTTGGATGAACATATTATCCACGTTTAAGTACGCAGTACATTTAATGCCTACTATAGCGGCAGGTACCTTTAGTTTAAACTGTGCTTACTTTGGTATTCCTTGTATAGGAAATATTAAAGTAGATACCCAAAGAATATGTTTTCCTGAGCTATCTGTAGATGTAGAGGATATTGAAAAGGCTACTAAATTAGCTTTAAAATTAAAAAACGATAATGATTTTTATAACTTATGCAGTTCAGAAGCCAAATCAAGGTATAGGCAAATCTATGATATAAAAGTATGGAAAGAAAAAATAAATTTAAAGTAGTTATACCTTCATATAATAATGAAAAGTGGGTTGAAACTAATGTAGCTAGTTTATTACAACAAACCTATACTAATTATGATGTTTTATATATTAATGATTGTTCTACTGATTCAACCCCACTTATAGTTAGCAATATAATTAAATCTTATGATTTAAATAATTGGACTTTACTTAATTGGAAAAGTAATAAACAAAGAGGATTTAATGTTAATCCTAATGAAAAACATATAATTGATTTTATTGATAATGAAGATGATATAATTCTATTTTTAGATGGAGATGATTGGTTATTTAATGAAAATGTTTTTCAAAATTTAAATAAATACTATAATACTACTGATTGCTGGATGACTTATGGTGGTATGTATTGTTATCCTAAGGGTAATCTAGCACATCCTCAAAATACTTCTTATAGTTTAGAAGTACATAATTCTAAAGCTTATAGAAAAGATATTTGGAGAGCTAGCCATTTAAGAAGTTTTAGATGGTTTTTGTATAATAAAATTAAAAAAGAGGATTTAATTTGGAGTAAAACGGGAGAGTATTATTATAATGCAGAAGATTTAGCTGTATCTTTTTATTGTATGGAAATGTGTCCAAAGGATAAAATAGGAGTAGTGAATTTTCCTACTTATGTTTATAATGAGGATCCCGAAATAGTTAAAAGAGGATTAGAACGACAAGACAGAGACATTAATAACCCAGAGGGTCAAGAAGCGGAAATTAGATCTAAAACTCCATATAAAGAATTAAAATCTGGGGATAATATTATTAAAATAGAACCCATATTAGCAGGTGGATTAGGAAATATGATGTTTCAGATAGCATCATCTTATGGCCTAAGTACAGAATTTAATTCAGAAATTGTAACTGATTTTTCTCATATAGGTACTTTACATAAAAAACCTATAAGTTACAGAGATAACTTATTTAAAGATTTAAATTTTTTGAACTCACCATTAAGCAACTTTATAGATATTAAATCCGAACCTAAAGATTTTACTTACCAAAGTAATTTAAAATTATCCTCAGATAGGGATACAAAACTCTCCGGATACTTTCAGTCTTACAAATATTTTGAACATTGTAAAGAAGATATTAAAAAAATGTTTACTTTTAAACCCTATAATCAAAAAATGGGTTATGTTTCTTTACATATTAGAAGAGGTGATTATGTTAACAAAAGTGAGTTTCATCATAATTTAAGTATAGACTATTATAATAATGCAATAGATTATTTTAAAGGCTATAAATTTTTAATTTTTAGTGATGACATAAAATGGTGTAAACAACAATTTAAAGGTAATGAATTTGAGTTTATAGAAAACAATACGGATTATGATGATTTACATTTAATGTCTGAATGTGAACATAATGTTATAGCTAATTCAACTTTTAGTTGGTGGGCAGCCTTTTTAAATCAAAACTCAAATAAAAAAGTAATTTATCCTAATAAATGGTTTGGAACACATTACAAAGAATTTACAACTAAAGATTTATTTCCTCCAACTTGGATATGTTTAAGTGAAATTACTCCCTCGATAGAAATAAATTTACTTGATAATGCCTGTAGGCATTTAGCCAAAGATAACGGTAGATACTCAGTTGTACATGATAAAATTTCGAAACATATAAAATATAAAAGAGATTTAACTAAATTTAAAGGTATTAGCCTATTTACAGATGATTATCTAACTAATAACTCAGTTGATAATATTGAATCAGATAAAAAAATAGGCTGGCTATTGGAAACAAGGGAAGTTTATCCTACTAGATATGAACAGTTCGAAGAATATAAGGATAAATTCGATTTTATTATTACACATGATAAAAAATTATTAGAAAAATACCCTAATAATACTAAATTTGCTCCTTTTGGAGGCTGTTGGATTAAAGATAATAATTTTCATTTACATAAAAAAAATAAAAATAT